GCTGCACACTCCCGCGTAGTCGAACTACGCGGTCCATCCCTTCACCAGTCTGGATTCCGTCTTGGCATACGACTTCTTCCCGCGGTATCGGAATCGGGTAACCGAGACCTTTACTGCGAGCGGACTTCGTAGAACCTCCCCTGTTCTGCCCTTCTCGCCGTACCTTTCAACGGGTACTTTAAGCGAGAAGATTACAGATCAGAGACACTCGGGCTACGGCCCGGGCGGTTCTGGCTTGGACGGAGACGTAGGTGGCCCCCTCTTCCTTGAAAGGAGAGGGATCGCCAGTGCCACTATGCTTAGGGTCCCTTCAGGGAATCCCTATGTACAGGGTACGGTAGGCGCAGGATCAATCACCGGCTATACAGTCGGTTCTTTGACCCCCACGCCCGCTAGTGCTACGGTCGGCAGCCTCAACTCCTATGGAGCCTCGGCCGTTGCCGCATCACTACCTACGAATCCAAACGCCAGCTTAGCAGTTGCCCTAGGGGAACTCCATGCTGACGGTCTACCGAAGATCCCTGGTGCCTCACTCAAAGAGCAGACGGCGATTGCTCGCCGTGCTGGCGATGAGTACCTGAACGTTGAGTTCGGGTGGCTCCCGCTTGTGCGGGATCTTCAGGCCTTCGCTCACTCCGTGAAAGACGCTCACGCGTTGATCGCGCAGTATCGCAAAGGTTCTGATCAGAAGATCAGACGTAGAGCTGGTGGGCCATCGGTCGCATCCTCGGGCGTCTTCTCCGGGGTGGGTTCTATGAACCCATCCAATACGGGGATTATCACTAGCTGTACAGCTAGTGAGACGTACGAGCTGCGTTACTGGTTCAGCGGTGCCTTTCGTTACCACGTCCCCATCGGGGACTCCACGTGGGAGCGACTGTCCCGTTATGAACAGTACAGCAACTACCTCTTCGGCACCCGGATAACTCCGGAGGTCGTGTGGAATCTTGCGCCGTGGTCTTGGGCCGTCGATTGGTTCACCAACGCTGGAGATGTTATTCATAATATCTCCACCCTTGGTTTCGACGGTCTGGTTATGCAGTACGGATACGCCATGCGACAAGAACTGCGCAAAGCGGTGATTGTCCATACCACGACCGGCAACGGATTTAGTGGTGTGGCTGCTGGGCTTCGAGCATCTCGTACTGAGGTGATCGAATTCAAACAGCGTGTTCCTGCGAACCCGTATGGATTCGGGATCGACGACATAAGTCTATCTAAGACTCAGTTGGCGATCCTCGCTGCCCTCGGTTTAACTCGAGGGAAACGCTACCACTAATCCTAGTGGTGCCGTAACCTGGTGTACTCCCGTCTGTTGTCGGGCACTACACCTTAACGAAAGGAGATCCTCCTTTGGCTTTCGCCGATCCTCAGTCAGTCACCATCAACGCCGTCGCTCAGACGCTTCCGCGTACGAGCTCTGCGGTGAATAGTGGTGTCTTCACTAAGGACGACGGCAACGTCAAGTTGTCCGTCAGTCACCAGTATGGGAATCGCAATCGTCGAACCATCCGGCTCGACCATCGCAAGATCGCGGCGGACCCTCTTCTGGGTTCCGTCAACATCCAGTATTCCCTGAGTGCCTATCTCGTCGTCGATGCACCCCAGACGGGGTACACCGTCGCCGAGGCGAAGCAGGTCGTGGACGCCCTTGTGGCGTACTTGACCGCTTCGACTGGCGCTCGTGTGACTCAGCTCCTCGGCGGGGAGAACTAGGCCGGCGGATTCCGCCGTACTAGCCGCTCAGAAGTCTTTAGGCAGGACTGTTTACCTCTGTTAGGAGGAGCAGTGAAAAGCCTGAAAGATCTCTGGTTCCAGGTTCTCCGAGACTTGGGGAATCAGTGCAGCATAAGCACCACCCGCGACGGACAAACTGCCGCGGGTCGATTCGAACACGAGGGGTTGTCGTTTCTCACGATAACCCTGGCGAACTTCGCTTCAGACCTCGAAAAAGGCCTGGACCGTGGGTTCGTCGATCACGACCTCTTCCTTGGTTTTAAAAGGAGAGGCGGGCTCCCTCAATTTCTTGGGGGTTTCCTTGATCGTGTGTTCGATCGTGGTACTGGTCGTCTACTCGATGTGCCCGAGATCGATTCCATCTTTGCGCTTCGTCAGCTGACGAAGATGTTCGCGAAGATCGAGATCCCTTGCAGTGATGCCAGGGTGTCTCGCGCGATCAGCAAGTACATTGAGTGTGAG